CCAAAAAATTGTAACGATCCAACCCCGCTTAATTGTAACATATACTAATTGTAACACTCAACGGGTGGGGCGTTTTGTAACGCCGCCTCACGTTACATTGATCATTGTAACGCCCCGCCCAAATCTCTTTTTTGTAACGGATTTCTTTTTTTGTAACGGATTTCTTTTATTGTAACTTTTTTTATTGTAACTCTATTTATTGTAACGATTTTCTTTTTTGTAACGCTTCTGTGGGAAAAATTATTGTAACGCTCAGATCGAGCAATTTAATAAAAATCCGAGAAATATTATTATTATTGTAACGGCTAAAATTTCGTTGGATTCATACCCTCAAGAAATCAAACCAAAGGAGTTACGAAAAACGAACGCCATATATACTACGCATGAAGTCGCTCGGCTCATGGAATCCGATGCGATTACCTACGAGGCACAACAAACGAACGCCTCAACCGCCGTTAATGCGGCGGCTGAGGTCAAAACGATAGGGTGGCTAAAATCCCTTATCGTTGCGGCTCTTAGCCTTCTTCCGATGAAGAAGGTTAAGGCTCTCTCGGAGAGGGTCGAAGCCGCACCAAAGAACAAGGCAAAGAAGACGAGCCACATTGATGCAATAATTGAGGCAGTTAGCCCTCAAGCAAATGTTCCGGTATGGCCGACCCCGTTTTCATTCGCTGACGTGGTGGAAATGGGCCAAATGGGGCTTCTTCATTCAACCATTGGCCGAAAGGTCAAGGTCGTTCTAAACAATGCTAAATCAGACGGCATCAAGGAATTAGTAAAGTGGGCCGGTAAAGGCAACATTGGCCCTCTTGAGTCAATGCCTGTCCTGTTTGAATTGAGCAGGGGGAACGCGATAGAAAACAACCTTTACGCCATCAACGGCTACACCAAAGAACAGAAATTAACTCGTTCATTGGTTAAGCAGGTTAAGCAGGGTGCGAGATATGTATGCGAAAAGGTGGCCGATGGTGTCGGCTGCTATACTCCGAGCGGAACCGAATCATGGCTACCGCTCGGCTCATCTCCGTTCATGGGTTGCCCGACCTGTGGCGGCGATGTTGTCGAGTCATCAAGAGAAGTCGGCGGCAATATGTTCTCGACCCTCAAGACCTATGCCTTGATTGGTGGAGAATACCGCCAACCCATCAAGGTGCAGGTTCAGAAGAAGACCGGCGCGAGAGTCGTTCTCGCATACGAGAGAACCAACGGGTTAGTAGTGCCGGAATTAGATATTGATATCGCACCGACAAGCGGTGCGCGAACCGTGAAGTCAATTGCTGGTAAAATGGTTCGATATATCGGCAACGCAACCACCCCAAACGGAGAACCGTTCACCTTCCTGTTTTGGGTGTTTGAGGCTGGCTTTGAAAGAGGCGTGGTTGATGCGACTATCGCTGACGTTCAAAGGGTCGCACCTTTGGTTCATGCTTTGAGGATTGGACTAAGCCCAACCCTCAAGGATAAGTCAAACAAGAATTACGAAACGGCACGATTGACGACTTCGGTTCTCGGTCGCTGGTCTATGTTCAAAGTCTGAACGAAATAAAATCGGGTTGGTGGCGGCGGATAACCGCCACCAGCCCACCTTTCAAAATCAAATTCTTGATTTGGCCGAAAGGCTCGATTGAGATTTGAAAATTCAATGATCATTTGCTCGGCGGAGATAATCGGGGAATACCCCTAAAATCACCCTGTGGGCCTCGCTGGATGGACTCAAGGGGGGTCACCCCTGCATCTCATGCCTAACCATACGCCCTCGCCGCTATGGTCTGCAATTTGCCGCCATAACTCAGTCGCAGTCCGGCGTTGTGGTATGGCTACCCTCACGCGAAATTTTTTACAAATTTTTTTAAATCACTTTTGCTCATCTGTATTTGAGCCGATCCCCTCATTCCCCTCATCGGCTCGCCATTCAAGTCTTTGGTGCTTATTGCGTGTTACGAATGGTAATTTTGTTTTGAGCATAGCGAATCTAACGGCTTCCGGTCTAAAGTTACCCCATCGAGAGGGGATATTTTTTGTGATTTGTTCGGAGATTTCACGCGCCAATCGCCATTCGTCAAAGTAGCCCTCGTTAAACAATTTTACGATTGCATCGTTGGCTAATTCCTTTCTTTTCTTTGGTCCGAATTTCGTTCTCATCTGTTAATCACCTTCCCGCCTATACCTTTAGCCCCACGATTTAGTCTTGTTTTAGAGCCGCCCAACCATTCTCCGGCTTCCGCCTTCTTCATAATAACGGGCATTTCAAATTCCTTTGCTTGGAATTGGTCTATTGCGTGTGCAAAGGCCATAACACAGTCGTTGTGTTTTCCTAAGTCTTCAATGAGGCCGTTTTTCCATGCGTGTGTTTCCAATTCGTCAAAGAGAGTATTCACTTGCATTCGTGTGTTGTGGTCGCCGTATGGGAATATAATTAACTCCCGCTCAAACCAAACACGAAGTCTGTTAAGCAAACCTTGTTTTAGTGTGCGGTTGCTAACTTTGCTACCGCGATAATCCACATTTGCATTCTTTTGCTCAATAAGACTCTTGTATAATTGCTGGAATCCCACATCTTCGGATGCGAAGGCAGGATAACCATATCTCTTATTCCATTCGATAATCATGTCTGCTTGTCTGTCCGGTGGAAAATCATTACGCCGCCACATATTTACAAAGTGGATAAAGCCCTCTTGATCTTGCTTGAGGACAACCATAACTGAAAAGTCCTTTCCTAAACCGTGTGCGGGGTCAAACCCAATACTATACTTGCAGTTATCATCTTTTTCTGTTTGGAATATTCCTTCCATGTCGAGATGTTTTCTTACTAACTCTCTCGGATATACTGCGGCTTCGTCATCAATAACCCTGCACAAATACTCCTGCACAAAAGCCAATTCACCCATACCTTCTCGTTGCTCAAGGAGATAAGCCGCGCTTCGATATTCTTCCCAAAGCACTTCGGGTTCTATCTCGCCATCACTTGCTCGCCATTCATCATAGTTAGTAATAGCGGAATACACGGCTGATTTCCAAACGGGGTTTTCTAACATTTCCGTGTGGTATAAATCAACCATACTCATTGGGGTTCCCACACAGTAAAACCACGAATCGGGGCTTAACATAGGAATAATTGCTTTCTTATACCATGATTGCAGGGCTTTAGGGCTGGTATCGTCTGAATCAACCAACACATCGTCAAATGCTACACAGGCAGGGTGCGCCCCACGAATCGCAGAACCAACAGATGTAGCACGAATCCATGCGCCGTTAGTAAAATGCAATTCTAATTTGTTGCCTTTAGAGGGGCTAATGTATTTTCTTAACTGTGGGTGTTTTTTTAGGTCACCGCGTATTTCCTCAAGTCTTTGGGCGGCAGTATCTTTACTCGCTGAGATAAGCCAGCAGGTAAAAGGCGAACCATCACCCTTCTTTTCAAAGAGGCATTGGTGCAATAATTTAACACGAAGGGTTGTTGATTTGGAATGATCTCTCGGTGCGATAATACAGACACGATGAACGGATGCGCCTTTTCTATCGGAATATAACTCCATCCATTCTCCGATGTGCTTACCCCATGTGTAGCCGAGCCATTTATAGAAATAGGAAATGTCCTTCCTGCTTCTCTCCATAGAAAAGTTAGTATCACTCATCTTTAACCACCGGTATGAAGAAGTTACCCACTACACCGAGAGTCTTGTCTATCATGTGGCCGCACAGACCTTTACGTTCCATAACATAGCCGGAACGAGCGTGGTATCTGTCGTGGCCGCTAAGACTCGGCAATTGAATTACGGTAGCACCGTTTGTATCGGCAATCTTGAGATGATGCAAATGACCGTGAAACCATACATGATTACGGCATTCACCCCATGCCTCTCTTTTTTCGTTAGACATAATAGCAGGTAGTGTGTTAAGCCGAATCTTATCACCATGAGTAAATCCGAGCAGGTTGTCGCCATACTGCACATATTGTCGTGATTGAGGACTAATTACTACTGATACATCTTCGCATTGTTCGTATGCCGCTTCAAGATACATCATAAGCATAAGAGAAGTATGCCTGTCGTGATTACCGGCCATAAGGACTACATCAACGGGTGCTACCTTTCTTAACATATCAATATGCTGGCGAGCCAAAGAGCAACCCTTCATCAAGATTTCAGCAGGTGTCGCATCGGTATCTTGCGGTGTGCCTTTGGTAGTAGTGCCGTTGTCGTTATCAACATGGAACCAATCGCTACCAGCAGTTAGGATTATCTTTTCCGGCAGGTGTGGTAGTCGAGTTAGTAGTGCTTCGGTGCTTGCGATAAGTCGCTCTTTAGCAATATCCATATCGTATTCTTCTCCGACTTCATCCTTCCAGCCGTATTTTCCAAAGTGAAGATCCGTTGGAGATAAGACAAGAGCATATTCGTGTGCCGCCTTAGTCTTAGGCTTCTTAGCCGTTGATTTAATCTTCGGCACAAGGGTCTGGAAATCATCATAAATAGTATGCTTAAACTCTCTCCATGCCGTTGCATCAGCCTCTAAGTCTTTTTTCAATTGCTTCTGTGCCTTTAGGACCACTTCTTGTCGCTTAATTGAAAGGTAATCCTGCACAAGACTTGATGTGTCCTTCAAAGTGATTTCTTCATCGGTTAAAGGATTCATGGTATGCTTCCAATTGTATGCGCGTATATACGCAGACATCGTAATGCTATCCATTTCATATTCAGCGCACATTTCGTCAATGGTTAAACCGCCGCCTTCATTAGAATAAGAGCGGCGCATATTCCTATGGTCTTTACCACTAATGACTAATATGTTATCAATATGAGATAAGAAGGTCAAGTATTGGTCTTTACCTTCGTCATAGTATGTATGTATTACTTCCTGCTTTGGTTGTTCGTAAGGATTAGCCTTGCGATACCTGCCGACTTTAATACGCCATGAGTCAATTGATCGTCTTGGTTCTAATTCGTTCAAAAATACTGCAAATTCTTTATCGTTTGGAAAACCTTTGTTTATGTGTTGGGCGATAAGGTCTTCTCCACCGTGATAGCGTTTCCCCATGAACCTAACGATGTTCGGGTATTTATTAAAGGTTAGTATAAACACATATTATTTCCAATGTTTTTTCCGGCCTCAGAAAAAATAAACGAGTCGCAGTATAACGATTACCATTATTCTTTTTTTTCTTCAAAGGTATTTTTGTTCCCCCTCTATTTCCCTTACATATCTTTGAAGAAATAAAATAAATAAACAATAAATCCGCAGTAAAGCGTTTTATTCTTTCTAAAAAACGCAAAATCATTAAAAAAATAAAAACCAACCTTTATAGGATAACTAACATACCTTGTAAATATGGCTGATGAGCGAAGGCGTTTTCCCTTCTTCCGAACCTTTCAGAAAAAAGAGCCGGTAGTAGCGCAAACAAAGAGATTACCCACTAACAAGTCGTTTTCAGTAGCGGCAGGAATACCCGATATTGTCCGTGATACTGAGAAGATAAGAACCGATAGCAATTTTGATAACGAATTTGACTTGTATGATTCGATGTTGAAGTTAGACCCCGAATTGAACGGTGCGGTTCGTGCAGTATCGCTAACTGCAAACAATTACGAAATCAATTATTCACGCGGCAAAAACGCTCGCATCCGAAATGCGATTAGAGAATTAGTCGAAGAAGGCGACTTAGACTTTGACGATTTCCTAATCAACGCTATGCGTGGCCTCATGGTGTATGGGAACGACATAAATAAAATTGTAGGGCGAGCCGGAGTCGGTATCACAAACCTACAAAGCCTACCCGTAAAGCAAATCACAATTGTTGATGAGCGCGGCGGGCTTGGTTCTTACTTCGTAGCCGATGAAGACACGCCGATAACAAGGCCGGTAACATATATGCTACGCGAAACAAAAATGACCGAAGCCGAATTTCCGGCAAACGAAATCATGCACATACGAATTGATTATCGCAGTAATTGGTTTGTTGATAACAAAGGTCGAAAAACCTATGGTATATGGGGTGCATCCCGATTTACTTCTCTAAAGCAAGCAATACGCATGAAGTATAACACAATGAATAACAGGCTATCTCTTGAAGACGCTATGACTAAGCAGTATGTAACAATAGACAGATCTGCTATCGAGCATATTCAAGACCCAGCCGAGCAACAGGAAAGGCTCGTTCATATTATGGATGAAGTTATCTCATTGTTTGAGGGTCTGCGTGGCGACCAAATCCCTGTCCTACCGCATTATGTTGAATTACACCATGTTAATTTGGAAAACACCATACCAAACAGTAATGATTTCCTCGATGCAGTAAATGGCGATATTGCCGCCGTTCTTCAAGTGCCGAGAGTAGCCGCAGGTCAAGAGCGCGGTTCAACCTTTGCCGCAACATACAACGCGAACCTATGGGCGGTTGGTGCTATATCCCGTATGCACCGCATACTTTCAGATGCAGTTATGGGGCTATTCTCGCTACATCTTGAATTGTTAGGAATTGAACACCGCAAGCAAGACCTACCAACAATTATCTTTGACGCTATGGACACCGAAACACCACTAAACACAATGCAAAGAGTATCGTTGGGGTATCAGTCCGGCATTCTCACACTAAATCAATCCTTAGAAATTCTTAACCTACCGAGCGCAGGGCGAAGTGGAGATGAAAGAAAAGAATCATCAGTAGGCACAGGTGAATTACCGAGAGAAAATTCACAACAAGGACCTTCTGATGTTATCGAATGATGTATTATTACCTTTAATTCCTTTTGTTTACGGTGTTATTTTGGTAATGATAATTGAAACCTTGATAAATCAACTCAAGGCTTGGAAGCGCATGAGTCGAACAAAAATGGGTAACCCTAACGAGGCTTTGATGCTAACTTTCGGTATGGGAGTCGTTATGGCTTGGGTAGTTATTGCGGCTACTGCATCTTATTTTAGTATCGTTGAGCAAAGAGAAATATCCGACAGTCAATTAACAGTTATCGGTCTTCTCGGCGGTCCTGCACTTCTTATCATTACATCAGTCCTTGATTTGTTTAAGGGTAAAGAAACCGCAAAAATAAATGTTTTGCCGGATCAATTATCTTCTGATGTAGCCGCTACAGACGCAGAAAAGAACCACACAAGAATGCTTGAGG